TATTTGCATTTTTCTTAATTCGTATTTTAAAACATCGGTCGGTATTTTGTCTGAAATCATAAAAAAGTTATATCATACTTTCTGTTTGTGTAAAACTTAGCCTTGCCTCTAGTCTGACACGCAACGGGGCAAATTGGGTGGGGTGGGGGCAAGTAAAAGACTAAATCTAGTATGAGAACTGATCTAAGTACCTAGATGTTGTAGTGAAGGTATCACCTGAGATGGTAGCATCTGCCTGGAAGAACTGGCTGCGAAGCTGGGCTGCCTGGTGATAAGACGTAAAAAAAGAGGGCGAATTACTCGCCCCCTCGCCGATCCTATAGGAATATAGTTATCTCGGTAGTTTTTCTCGAAGCTTAGACATAACACGCTGACCCCATTCACTCACATAGCGTGGTGCATTTGGGTCTAGTATTATGCTTTCAACTTCAGACTCTAAAACTTTGTACAAAGCTTTCCAATTAATATTATCAACATGGCTTTGTTCAGTAATAGGTTGATCTTCAACTGCTTGAACTCCAAACGCATTATTAACTGCTGATAATTGTCTTGATAAGTAGTCATCATTATTCGGCATTTTGATTTCTCCTTTCTAATTACTTTTTACTCCCATTAAATCTTATAGTCAAATTCTTTTTTACTTTTCTTTTCCACAACAACTCCACGACAGGTTCCCGTGCCGTAGCCCTACATGTATATATATACCTATCGGTATCGTAGTAATGGGAAATGGAAATGGAATGCAGACATAAAAAAAGGGCGACCGAAGTCGCCCCAAACTACTTAGGCATTATTGGAACTAAGCAGAAATTCTGAAATCAGCTACTTCATCTATCGTTGCTTTTTTGTTTCGTGAAACTGTTGTCTCCGATAAAGGCATAGCTTGTATTTGTTTATATTGCGTTGGTACTTTGCATTGATGATACGCAATCTCGCCAAGTTTTTCCTTGACCAACTGCGAGTCAATTTTAGCACCCAATTTTTGTGTGACATGTAAAGAGTAATCCCTTCCATGCAATAGGTTTGCATTCTCACTCATAGACAAGTCTATCATCAGTTGTCTGTTGACTTTAATAAAGTCTGCTAGAACTTTCTGCATTGTTAACGCTCGACCATAAGCGTCAACGATAGCTTGTTTATTTCTTTTACTTACACTAGCTGGGCTTTGTTGAGCCTTTTCTAGCACTTCTAATATATTAACAGCTTTTGACATTTTATTTTCCTTTCGTCTTTCTAGTTAATTATCCCTTTATATCCCATTCTATTCTAATTGTCAAATGTTTTTTTATTTTTTTTTCCACATGAACTTCTGGTACGGCAGTAACTCCTGCGGGAACAGCTCCTGTATACTATACCCCTAATCATGGGTGGGTAATGGGAATGGGAAATGGAATGCATCATCCCAACAGGGACTTCCATGCCAGGTAGATTCCGAGTATCACCACTGCTGCTGCAGGGTGATGAGTGGCAGCTAATAATGCAATGATCAGGATCATGATGCAGCGTCAATCATTTGTTGCATTTGGGCCCACGCTTCAGAATCTGGATGGACCTGATGGCATGCGCCGTCTCCCCAGTCCAGGTACCAGTATTCCAAACGATGCAGCGCACCAGGCCTGCTCTGCGGTACCCAATTGATGTACCCGCGTAACTCGTCCGATGGGCCTCCCCAGCTGAACTGCCAGCGCCAGTATCCTTCTCGTTGGTCGGTGAATGTATTAGGTTCTACCCAGTCAAAGCCAAGAGCTTCGAAATCAGGATCCTTGAGATCTTCTGCCCTGGTTGTCCATTTGTCTTCTACTAAATCAATGCATGCCTGTTCTTTCATCTCTGTTCCTTTCTAATGTGGGCTGGCGTTCATGAAACTTCGAAACGGATTCGGTACCAGCCCTATGAACTGTATGCGCCTCTCGCCTATCGGGCCACTCGCTTCAGTTCAGGTACTTATATAGTCCCATCTTATTCGATAGTCAAGAGCTAATGTAATTTTATTTACCAACAGTTTGCACTCAGGTCAGGAGAGTCCCTGCTGCGGGACCAGTATATACCTGTGTCGCTGGTTTGCCTCGGGCAATGGAGATGGAGAATGGAAATCTTCCCTGGAAGCAGGTTACGCTGCAGCTCACCAGGATCCTTGATGCTGGTAGAAAGGAGAGGTTTCCGCCAATGGACTGGCATGGCATCTCCGTCAGCAGGTTACCCGCAGCTGGTGCCGCAACTATTACTATGCCTCTGGGGTGGGGGCTAACAATGGAAATGGAGAATGGAGGAGGTGTTCGTGGATCGCTGCCCACGCAGCTGGGGATGCGGGAAGCTCAACCCTGTATTGGGGCTGTGTTTGGGGACTTATTTCCAATGGAGAATGGAGCACGGAACAAGGAAAGATATACAGTGCCCTCTCTTTGAGGTGCTGAAGCATAATAAACGATCTTCCACCATGTAAAGTATGCTTAATATTCCACACCTTTTGGAAAGGACTAATGTTAATCTTATTACTTGATGTTACTTTCAACTCGACAAAAATGTTGATCCCATCAGAGATGCCGTGCAAGTCTGGTACACCTTGATTTACCCACGACTCAAACCTAGTCCAATGGATATTTGTTAAATTTTTTCGAACCATCTGCCATAGCTTTGACTCTGGCTTCATGCAAAATACATAAAGTAAACAACCACACCTGCTATCAAAGTTATTTTGAAATTAAAAAAAATTAATAAAAGAATAAGCATTAAAGCAAATTGAATCATGGTGACTCTTTCATAAGTTCTATCATTTGATTATAATAGATTAATCTAAACTCAAAGTCCTGTGCTGTAAGCATTGCTCTTCGTAGGTTTTCTACCCTACGCCAAAACAATGAATCAGTCATAGGTAGCTTAACATAACTGTACCGATCTGGTCTTACTAATATTAATTGCATTATTCTTTCTCCAATTTTACTTCTGTTTCTGTATCTTCAGTGCGAGTTTCAGATGGTATTAAAGTTAACTCACTAATCTTATTAATAGCATCCTGCACATCTTTAGCTTCTACATTTTTGTAAATATCCTGAGCAGTATAACTTTGTATAATTGTATATTTAAACATATCTTTCTCCTTTTTTAAGTGTTGATCTACAAAACACTGTTTCGCCACCTAGTCGCACACCTTACAAATTCTCGCCGTGTCGTGTTCAGCAACGCCTCTTATGTAAGAAACGCTAGGCTTGGTTGCATCTAATTGCAAACCAACACTAATTTTTAAGACTGGCATATTTTATACCCACAATGTTAATTCATTGGGACAGGTACATTTTTACATCTGGTAGCCTGTAGCGTCATCGAGATTTTATATTTCCTACTTAAAGGATTGCTCTGCGACTTTTCATTATCAGAAACCAGTCTTATATACCCTATAGTCCCATCTAATCTTATAGTCAAGACTTATTTTCTAATTCTTTTACTTCTTCAAACGTAGTTTCAATACTGTACTGTTCCTTCAAGTCCTGTAGCTTCTTCTCTACCTCATCTCTTGACATCGAGTCGATTGTACCTGTGAGAATTTCTTTCTTATCAACATACAACCCAGCAATCTGACCACGGCGAGTCTCCGCAGCTACGGCAGCGTTGTAGTTACCAGCAGACGACGCTTGATCTCTAATTCTAGCCAATGTAGATAATGACCTTTCCTGAGTACATTTGTACCGATCCAACACAGCTCTTCTTTCCATCTCAATTGCTTTTGCAGTTAGTGGTGATTTTTCAGGGTTTTGCAGTTCTGAAGCTCTCACCCGTGCAGAACCAGCTGCGTACCCAGCATCAACCGCACATTGTGTAGCTGTTTTCAATCCTTCAGAATGGACAAGAAACAATATAAATCTTCTTTGTTTTTCTGATAATTTCCTGTCAAACAATGCATCAGAGTATGCTTCAGGTATAAGTACGTCTTTATTTTCTTCCATAATGCACCTTTTCAATAGATGTTTTCTTCAAATTAATTTTATATTACTAAATAATTCCATGAAATGCGAGTTTTTTTCGTAAAATATAGATAGTTTGTAACTTGTAAATAGTTGTAAGTTACAAGAAGTTACAAAAAAAGGTAAGTATTCTGCTACTTGTAACCTTGTTACCTTGTAACTTGTACTTTACTAAAAAAATAATTTAAAAAATAAAATGGTAGAAACATCTATAGAGAACGACGTTTATGCAAACATCTTTGGATCTTGACTAACAACTCTTAATGCTTTTTCTAAAGCTTCACGACCATCAGTCATAATAACTTCCCACTCTGCTGCAGTATATGCTCTATCGTGTTTAGGATTGTAAAATTTTACGTTGACATCACCGCAATGGCGACACTTATAAACTTTTCTTACTGGGCTTTCTGGTAGTCGTGTGTACATACCGTTTTATCCTTTGTAATGGAAATAATACCACATTTTCGGGTAATTTTTCTTTAAAATATATTGAATCCATGACTTTCATGTTTTCTAATCTATCGTATTGACTCGTGGTCCGTGATGCGAGGATCGCGTCCAATAAATCGCGTTGCTTTAATATCTCTTGATCGCTCATTTTCCTAATATTGATCTTTTTTTCAATCTTGTCCCAACAGGACCTTTAGACTGTGTTTTTTGACTTTTTATCTTCGCAGCAGCCGCTTTCAATGCATCAGAGCTCTTCATTCCACCTGCTCGTTTCATTTGTTTTTTTAATTTTAACTGTTGAGCTGCTGTAAGTCCTAGTTTAGGCATCACACGAGCTAACTCTGAACCCATTGCTTTTGTTCTCCTTAAACTGTCTCTTTTTCCACCTATTACTTTACCAATGGGTCCTTTTACCTTACCAGCAGGTCCTTTAGACTGTGTTTTTTTACCAAATCCAGTGCCTGCAAGGACACCACTATCTTTAGCATTCATAACATCGTCAATATTAAGTCTTCCAGTTGGTTTTCTGCTTCTGGCTAATTTTAATAATCTACTTGTCGTACGACCAGGATTATTTTTAATGTATCTTTGAAGTTCTCTTTCATAACTAGGCTTTTTTGTTTTTATTGTTTTTGCCATAATACTCTCCTATTTTTTCTTTTTCTTAGCATAAATACCAGCTGCGGCTGTTCCTCCAACAGCGCCACTAAAACCCATTACTTCTTTTGTACTTGGTCCTGTATTCTTACCAGCTCTTTTATCAGCTCTCTTTTGACCTGCTTTTTTTATTCTTTTTTGACGTTGCAAATAAGTTTCACGGGGTAAACCTAATTTTTGTCTTCTATTTGCTCTTTTATAATTTTTAAGAGCTTTACCAATACCTCTTACAGCTAAACCTATTCCTCTTGCTATTAGTCCTGCTGCCATAATACTCTCCTAATCCCTTTTTCCTTTAAAACCAATACCTTTAGGTTTTCTAGTTTTAGGATTTATGGGTTTCTTCTTTGGTTTAATTCTATTCGGATTCTTTGGCTTTTTCTTTGGTTTAATTCCTGTGCCATATACTCTATCAAGCATATCATCCACTGCTTTTCTTCGAATTTTACGTTGACTTCTCTCTACCGTAGCTCTTCCAACACTCTCTGCTGCTTCACCACCCAATGCATATTTTTTCATTGTTTTAGGTGCTGGCTGCATTTTAACTTCTCCAAATTTTTTACTACCTGGTCTAACACCCATTTTCATCAACATTTGTTGTTGTTTAGTATAGACGGGTTTTCCTCTTTTTTCACCTTTAATTGTTGGTCCACCTTTTAAAGTCATAGGTGTCATATATTTAGGACCTTTTGAAGGTTTATATGGTCCACCTGGAACAGGATCTTTTTTCTTTGTTGGATCAAATGGTCCACCTGGAACAGCTTTACTTGGTTTTTTCTTACGTGGTGGCAAACCTGGTGTACCTTTAATTAATCTGTCTCTTGCTCTTTTTTGTCTTTTAGTTGTTGTCATTTCTTTACAATGCCTCCACGTTTGTATCCACCAGCTTTTTTAACTCTGGTTCTAATATCAACAAATTTTTTAGCTGGGCTTTCAATGGTACTGATTGTACCTC